TTCTGTTGGTTTTCCGATGCCTCTATCAAGCAATTCCTTGATGGCTGGTATGTCTCCTTTGCGTGCTTTCTTTAGGAGGGCTTCAATGATTGCCCCCTTGTTTTTGTCTATTTTCTCCTGAATGTACTCCTTAAAAAACCTAGCAAAAACGCTAGAATCTAACTTCGTGGGAGCTATACTTTCAGGCTTTAGAACGTCTGTTTTTTGGCTAATCTTAGCGCTTTTCATAGGCTTATCCACAACTAGGTGTAGACATTAAGGTAGAAATGGGTTATTATAGGCACATAAGAGAGCAATTATCTCCTCTCTTTCCCCCTTAGTTAGGATGATATGGACTCGTCTATCTCTATCCTAGCTAATAACTCTAAGTATTATATCTTATTCCTTTATTAGAGTCATATGACTATTGAGCGATCACGCCTTGAGGCTGATGAGGCTCGGAAGAAGCGGGTTCGGCGTAAAAAAAATATAGACCTATTAGTTGATGGTCTAGCGGGTGCTGTCACGATCTTGTTCGTCTATTGTTTCTTCCTTGGTGCTTACGACATTATCACAACGTTTCTTAATAAAACTAATTAGCTCTTTGTATGGTGTGTGTGAATATAGCCTTTAATGCTTCTGACCTAGGTCAAGCGCGGTTTATCCTTGAGAGAATCGCTATGGACATTGAAGCGGGGAATGAATTAGGCGAGGGTTGGTATATTGAGAATAGCGAGGAGAACACGGATGACGCTGAGCTTCTTCTATCCCTCATGGATGAGGTAAAACTTGATGCCTTAATGTATGAATAATACACCAAGGCTAAACGAAAAGCAAGAGGAATATCTGCTTAACATAGCCAAGAATCATCCAGTTAGGCTATGGGATCATCTAACCATTAAGGAGATTGTAACCCTTGAGCGCATGGGTGCAATCAAGACGGATAAAGAGCTACGCCTTCTCGTCGATGAGTGTTTGAAGCGTGTGCATTAGTACATAATTCACTATAAACCATAAACTATGACGGAATATTTTAACGTTATCAGGCTACATAGGGACGATTTAGCGCCCTATCTGTCTGAGAAGAAGCGCGACGAACTAACGGACGGTCAAATGGAACGCTTTGCGCGTAGATTAGGGGAAGCGTTGATGGATAATTGGGACGATACCCTAGAAGCATTGATTGAGTTTAATCTTAAATAAGAAATATATGGAAACCGTGGAAAATACCCTTACAGAAGACCAAAAGGAGGCATTATCTAATACAGGCGTTAACATTCCCCTTGATGTAGCCGAGGAATACGCGGATCAAACAGGAGACACGGATTTTAGTGATCTTGAAGAGAGTTACAGCGGACAGCATGACAGTGACGAGGATTTTGCACGTTATATGGCGGAAGAAACGGGAACGATGCCTAATAGTACCGCGTGGCCTCATTATTGCATTGATTGGGAGTATGCCGCGCGTGAATTGATGATGGATTATACGAATATAATGGGCTATTACTTTCGCCAGCTCTAAACCTATGCATAAACATGATCTAAAAACCCTGCATCAACTTAGTGTTGTATATATGGGCGCTACGGATAGTAGAGGGTCATACGTCCTTATAACGTCGGAACGCTTTAAGAGCAAGGTCAAGGCAGACTGGAATTACTCAAGGAATTCTGCTTGGGAAATTGCGGCAGACTATCTTATAGACCAAGATTTTGACCTTGTGGGTGTTGCAGAAACGCGAGACGGCTATTCCATCCTTTCAACCACGTTTAAGCCTTTAGAATAGATAGGATGTTGAGCCTAATTCTTAGCTAACCTTAGCATAAATATGCGAAAAGTAACAGATATCGTAGTAGGTGCATTTCTCAATAAACAGGAGAAGAAAATAGGGAATACGTCAACGGATGGAGAAACGTTATACCTACACGGCAACCCTATTGCCTGGCATGAAAAGAACGTCGGTAATCACGATTTAGAGGGCTTCTGTATCGAGGCTTGTGGATGGCTAACAAACACTACAAAAGAACGTCTCAATGCTATCCCTGGTGTATCCATTTCCCAGCGTAAGGGCTTATGGTACTTGAACGGTCAACAATGGGACGGACAACCTACCTTTATTCCTATTCTTCCCCCTCAATCCTACCATGGTACTTGCGGCGAAGACGGGGATTATTCGATTAACTCATTCAAGCCTTAAAAATATGAAAAAAGCCTTTTTCTACGTTGGTTCAAACAACAAAACAAAGAAGTTAGAAGTTGCCATCATTGAAAAAACGGTAGCGGCTCATTTTGATGGCTTTACAACGTCGGAAGTTGTCGGGTATTGGAAGGGATGCAAGGAAAGGACGCTCAAGGTTGAGGTTGTAACGGATGAAAACCCCGCCATCCTAACGAGATTAGCCAAGGAATTAGCGAAGAAGTTACACCAAGACGCGGTAATGCTGGAGATTATTGACTCAAACGTTGCTTTTATTCAAGCCTAACAACCATCATATATATGAACAACCACAAAATAGGACGTGATACCTTTTCTAGGCTCATGGCAAAAGGAAAAATAGCCTATGATATAGGCTATCGTGGGGGATCATGTGGGATTGATAGCTATGAGTTGTGCTTGGCATTATTTGAGGAGAAGGGGACAGAAAAAGTAGAAGAGATATCTAGCTGTTTGCCTAGCAAAACTGGGGTATTCTGCAATTATATGGGCGGTGGCTTGCGCGGGTCTATCTGCCATTCACCATTCAACCGTGTGAAGTATGCCTATGCAAAAGAACGGATAGAGGGGTTTATACAGGCTTGCAATGAGTTTTATAATGCTTGCGAGGAAAGCGAAGGACTGCAAGATGCAGAATACCCAGATGGAGATACTAACTGGGATGTTCTGGGAACGAATAAAATGCGCGCGGCTGGGGTTGTATCAGCTTTTTAGGCTCACACAATCCACATAACTCATACAATCTAACTCAATCAGCAGGTCAACACCCTGCTTTTTGGCTTCTATGATATGAACAACGAAAACCAGAAGACAGAACGACAGATAAAAAAAGAAAGGGAACAACGTATCAAGAACGAACTGAGGACAATACTCCGCATTATCAATCCCAACGCTATCACGTTAGCCAACCCAGACGATACAAACTCACGTGATACAGGCAAGAATAGCTAGCCAAGTGTAGACAAAACGTCACATCATTAAGAACATTGATTATATATGATGTAAAAACAGGTAATTTATCCTTTAAGCGGTATTTTATGGCTCAAAGCGTCATACATTTTGAACAGGCAAGAAAAATCGTAGAACTATACTATAAGGGCATGAAATCAAAGGACATAGCGCATATAATCCAGGTTAAGCCTGGAACCATCCGCCAAACTCTATGGCGGTTGCGTAAGCGTGGTTTATTGGCTGATGTGAGGGTGCAAGCACGTCCATCCCCTTTTGAGGGTATCCTAGGCCAGACGATCAAGTTTAAGCCCCTACAAAAGATTAGAAAGGTCTACAAGAAGACCAAGCGCCTTAGAATAAGGCAAGAAATGCTAAAGCGTAAACAAGAACAGGAGAAAGAGCAGATAGCCGCCAAGAACCCCCTAGATTTATTAGAAGACCTAGCGAACCTTTAAACCTATGACTAACCCCATTTCAGACCTCCGCATAATGTCCGGACTCAAGACCAAACTCGTCAAGCCAAGCCTTTATTCCATCTACCTTGAAAACGAAGGGAAGCGGTTTATGCATATGTGCGTCGAGTTTTCCCTTGAGGGTGCGGAAGAAAATGCTCTTAATACCCTTAAACGGGACAACCCTGAGCTATTCAAGAAAGGAACATGGTCGGTTGTCATGTACGACGCCAAGACCGTTGAGGATATTAGCTCTATGTTGGAGGATACTAAGCTGATCCCACGCGAGCATACGAGCGACCGAAGCGCCGTTAAAAATATCCTTATGAAGGAGATTCTGGATAATCAAGATATTAGTCTCTACGGCAAGTATAAAAAGATTCTTAATGGGTTTGAGAAAAAGTACATTGAGGACGCGCTAGCTCGAAAAGGGGTGCCTATTAAAAAAGGAAAAGAGGCTGTTAAGACCTCTAAGAGAGTGGCGTAAGTTTTAGTGGGTGTTGGCAGATGTGATACTGTCGTGGTCGAGGTTAAGTTCTCCTAGCGGAACGAGAACGGTGTTTGATCCATCTACGCACGCGAACATCTGCCGAGGCGCATGATGTGCGAGTAGACGGAGCGCGGGCATCCCTGCGTTGGACATGTCCGGCAGGGTCACGAACTTTCCTTCCTTGTTCCATTTGACTCTCATATCTCCCTCCCTGGCGTGGATGGATGGACTCGAACCATCTCTAGACCTGGGGCGAATAAACCCCAGCGCTCTGCCTGTTGAGCTACACCCACATGCAAAATATTATACTATATGTCTCGTAAGCAGACCATCTACGTAGAGAGGGCTATCCCCCTGAGAATACGAATAGGAGAGGATGCATGGAGGGAAGCATTGGCAAGAACAAACGGGCATTGTGCATATTGCGGAGTCCCGCGCGCGTCCACGGTTGACCACATCTTCCCTATCAAATTAGGAGGAACAGACGGCCCTGCCAATTTGGTGGCAGCATGTTATAAGTGCAACAAGAACAAGAGCCACCTGACAACAGATGAATTTCGGAGGTATATTGTAGGAGAGAATAAATTATTTTTCTGTGAAGATGGTCTTCCTAAGACATTCAAACGAGTGTACCTAAAAAGATCGCTTCACACTCTCTACTATCACCTATGCGAAAGACTAGCGGGAAAGCCATCAAGAACGGAGGACGTGTTAAGAAGGTTGTTAAAGGGGGAACGAAAAGTAGACCTACAGGACTACAAGGGGGACAGAAAAAAGCTAAAGGAAAGGTTCCGAATCCTGGCAAAGGCATCAGACGAGCTGAGCCTAAACGGGTGGATTGTACAATACAACCCCATTGCGCCGACTGTGGGAAAATCATTACCAGACGAGTAGGCTGCATAACGGCTGAACGCTGGAGTGAGGTCAAGAACCGTTGGAATATTCGGTATTATCACGATAAATGCTACTTCAAGAATGAGGCCAACAAAGGCTAACCATATGATTAAATATCTAAGAGATATTGAGGCGGTGTTCAAGAAACATGAGCAGGTAGGTGGTGGTCATTGTTGTTGTATGTCATGCCACATCATGCTATCCATCCAGGTTTTTACTGGAAAGAGCGATCTTTACACAGACGAAGAGTTGATAAACGCAGGAAACGCCGTGATTATGAAAGAGTTAGAAACTTTGAGAGCGCAACATCTTGCCAAGGCGACACAGCCAGCGTAATGTCATGTGCAAGCCCCATTTGAAAGTTGGAGGCTTTACATTGAACCTCTTTCTATGTTTCAATACTTGTACAACCTAGCGGGAGCGGTCAATGTTCCTCCAACTTTTCGTATTAACCCATCTTCGGATGGGTTTTTGCGTTGTGGTTAGGAGTAATCCCCCTAGGTATCGAGCAACCTTGGCTTGGGCGTGAAGGGTGAGAATCACGCGAATAAGAAGGTCTGACCGTCTGGCGAGAACTCAACGGGCAGAAAGAATAACGTAGAAGATTAAAAGGCACGACGTGAGGGAGTGACCTATGGCCTCCACGAACTAAGTTTGCCTACTCTCTCCCAAGGAAAGGGACAAAGAGAGCGTCTAACATATCCACCCTTCAAAAGAGGGGGGAAAGGGGGGTATTTCCCTGGAGCCATCGGCTCAAATCTAACAAGCAAATATGCAAACTAAATGGGAAAGTTTGAGAGGTTTAGGGAAAGAGAAGGAGGTTGAGAACCAGGAGAGACAACACAAAAAGAAAAGACTCTTAACTAAAAAGCAAAAAAGACACAAACGTATAAAACGAATAACGAACCGTATATTGCGTGGCGATTGGGTTGATCGTTCTTCCTTCTTTGAGGCACATGAAATCTACTTAAAATCAGAAAGATGGTTAGCCTTTCGTAGACGAATCCTCATTCGTTCAGATGGGTTTTGTGAGAATTGTTTTAAGAAAACAAAACCATTACACATCCACCATCTCACCTATGAAAGATGGGGGTGTGAACTTGAAGAAGATGTACTCGCTCTTTGTGTTACGTGTCATAATGAAATCCATTTATAACCTATGAAACAGATAACCAATGCAGCCGATAAGAAGATGTTTGGTCTTATCGTGAACTACCTCAAGACAGGAGCGCCCGTTGTTCCGTTTGTTACCGAGTTTTGCAAGAAGTATGATGTCAAAGATCAAGACCTTGCTGCACACATGCGCTCACCAGAAGCAGAAAGCACCATAGATAGGCTCAGACGTTTAGGCTTGTTGTGATAGAATGGGCTTATGCCCAAGATGACACCTAAACAATCCAAAGAGTTGTATGGAGTCATCCGACAGATTCTTGTTGCTCGTGATGGTGAGAAGTGCCTACGTTGTGGCAAGACAGAGGTGTTGCACATGAGCCATATCTACCCCAAGGGGAAACATAGGCGCATGGAGTACGAACCTGATAACCTGAAATTTCTCTGTATGGGCTGTCACCTCTATTGGTGGCACCGTAGTCCGGTCGAGGCACATGAATGGTTGGAATGGAAACTCCCCAAGGCTAGGCTCGCCAAGCTCAAGTTGGCAGCCAACACCATCAACAAGACCAAATTTGATTGGCAGGAACACAAGATTTTGTTGCAGGAACAACTCAAGCGTGTTAAAAAGAAATCCCAGAACACAAGAACCCAAGCAGTACAGACGGAGACCTAAATGGTCTCTTTTTGTTGTGGATAAGTGGATTGACAAAACCCACTTTTTGTGGTAGTATTATTATCAATCGAGTGACGTGGCACAGTTCATTCGGACAAGATGGATTCGTCTGTCTTTATCCAACGAACCGAAACTAATAACCAGGTTTTATTCATATAATACGGCTTTATGCCTATTGAAGTGACAGCCTCACTTCCCTGCCCAGTTTGTAAGACGAACTATAAGGAACCATCCGAAGTAGAAACAATTATTGATTGGGGATATTGCCTATCCTGCGATAAATTAGATTCATCCAAACCAGCTCTTGAGTATGACGAAGAGTGATCTTATTGCTGCCTACGACGCATATACAGAGCAAATTCAGCACTTCACTGAGTCTCATGGAGAGATCCTGAATGAGCTGGAGCGCCTAAACAAGAACAGGGAAGCTGTCCTCACCTCTCTCAAGGAGGAATGTAGGCACTCAGGCAAGGATGTTGAGACACGTTTTGCAACCCTGAGCGTGTCTAATCCTGTCTCTACGTCCATTGACTATGACAAGGCACGTAAAGCCCTTCCTAAGCCATTACAGACCGTCCTAGATGGCATCACGACGGTGGAGAAGAAGGTGGATAAGGATAAGTTTCTTGCCCTCGTCAATGAAGGCGTCATCCCAAACGAGGTACGTGTACTCGCTACGATAGAAACCAAGCTAACTCCTAGAATTAACCTTAAAGAAAAAGACCCATATGCCTCCACGTAAGATCATGGACAAGTTCAACGGTGATGACATCCCAAAGAAAAAGAAGAAGACCTCACACGAGAGACAGCTAGACGCCCTCATCACAGACCCTATGGATACGTCTGCTCACAGGATGAAAAATATCATTGCTAATAGCGGAGAACCAACATCGGCACGCTCACGCCTTAAAGCTCTCAAGGATGGAGGTGTTAATACTGCCGGAGTGAAACGTAACGAAGAAGGGAACATTGTTCTTGAAGAATACCCTCTTCCACCAGAATGTGTTGCTCAATGGAAGAAACTGGTAGCACAACGCGACAAGACCAAGATTGAAGTTTCTAAGATGTCTCACATCCAGGAAGGGTTTTGGGCTGGAGTACGCGAACAGCTCGACTCCTACGGAAACAACATGCACATCGAAGAGATGGATAATGGTGAGATCATGGTTCAAGTTATTGAATTAGAAGACGAAGACGAGGAATAAAACCTATGCCCCTGGTTTTGTTGGATCTAACGGATAACACACAGATCGCACAAACTCCATTTGGTTTTGCTACCACGCCTATGTGGTTTCCTGTTTGGTGGCCTCATATCCTGGAAAACAGCACATGGAAGTACATGCCTTTAGCGGCAGAACCCACCTTTGGCGGCCTTCGAGTAAGTGATTGGTATCTGGTACAGGTGAAGAAGAACTCCGTCCTTGGTCTATATAATTACGAGTTCAAACACAAATCGAGCGGAGAAGAGATCACCATACACATGAGTGATTTTGACCCAAATAGGTTTTCTATTCTTGGTAGTACTATTGCAGGAGTGGCTTTACCCTTTATCTCCTACTTCAATGGATATTTGCAGCCTGGGGCTGATACGATCATCTATACAAACAGCCAGCTTAACCACTCACAAAGTTCGTGCAAGCCATATATTATCAACATAACAACCAACTGGACTGTGAAGAGCGGTGGCTTGTTTGTGCCATCACCTATCCAACCTGGAAACCCAATATACAACCTAAAAGCAACGATAACAGCCCCCTCAATTACGACGCTTAGTCCTGGAACTGGTTGGGTAACATCTATCACCACCTATTCTAATTCACCAAACACACAACAAACCAATAGCTCTATGGGAGGAGACCTTCAAAAAGACGAGAACCGTTTGTCAATGCGAGATTTTAAGGCAATGAAGAAAGGAACAGAGGTTATTCTATGGAACAAGGAGGGACAAAACAGAAAATACGATAAAGGACTAGCCAATCCATATTTTCCAGAAGTAAAGGAGACTAATGGGGAGCCAATCGTAGGTAAATTTGAGAGCGTAGAGGGAGACAACAGCGTTCGAATCGAATGGCCTGGTTCTGGTTTTAACACCTACTACGTCTTCAATGAAGATGATGACTCAGATGATCTGGAATACGAAATCCATGAGTTCGAGCAGATGCTCTTCACCCACGAGTATTACCTAGAGAGTACAGGCAAGAAACCCGTCATCCCCGCTCACATCAAGGCGGAACACATTGACCGTCTTATTCTCAAGGATGAACCAAAGAAACGTATCATTGCTGTCTTGAAGCAATACGGAAAGAAAGACCTTATCTTCAACACGTGGGGCTTAGGAGAAACGATTGAGTACGGACGCGGTATGAGCATGTTGTTCTGGGGTCCACCTGGAACAGGTAAGACCTTCGCTGCTAACCAGATTGCCAAGGCAATGGGCAAGGAGCTTATGCTGTTCGATTCCGCCTCCCTCCAGTCGTCTGTTCCTGGTCAGATGGAGCGTAACCTCAAGGCAGCCTTCAAGGATGCAACCAAGAAAAAGGCGGTAGTGTTCTTCGACGAGTGTGACTCCATGATGATGTCTCGTGACAATATGGGGCAGATCATGTCGGCAGAGTCCAACTGTCTGCTCTCAGAGCTAGAGAAGTTCGAGGGTATCTGTATCCTTGCTACCAACCGTATCGCTGAATTAGATAAAGCCCTTGAACGTCGTATCTCGTTGATCGTCAACTTCCCCATTCCTGATGGAACGGAACGTAGACGCATCTGGCAGGGCATCATTCCTAAGAAATTGCCATTAGCAGAGGATGTGGATATTGACGCGCTTGCAGATGAGTTTGAAATGTCTGGTGGCTTCATTAAGAACGTGGTGCTTAATGCCGCACGTATGGCAGCAGCAGATGAGTGCGATAAAGTGTGCCTAGACCACTTCATTGAAGCTATTAAGGCTTTGGATGATGGACGTAAGGGCTTTGACCAGAAGAGCAAGGCACCTACAACGAGAGGTAAAATGAAAACCACAGCCGATATTACTCGCACAGTAGAAGCCACAACGGCAGCAGCCTAATATGAAGAAACAAACGCTAGGTCAAGATGACAAGGATAAAGTTCCACGTTGTCCCAATCATGGAGAGCCACTTGAGCTTTCTCTTGAACAGCTCACGGAGGTAAGAGGTAGCGCACCATGCCCTGTATCAAAATGCTTGTTCGAGTTCGAGCAGATCCCTAATGAGAAGGAGTTTGATAAGGAAGGCAACCCACTTATCCAAATCAAAGTAACGGGAAACGAAGAATAACCATATGACAACCTTCAAAGAGGTGACGGGTACAAAAGAACGCCTAGTCTTCAAGTGTTCCTGCATGGGAGAGGAAGGATGCGGCAAAGAGATTCGCTTGGAACATTGGGAAGGCGATTATTGGTTCCATGTTGTCTCACATCCTGCGTCTCTCTGGGGTTGTCTAAAATGGTGGTGGCATCATCGAAAGATGTGGATGGCAGACCTCCAATTAACACAGGCAGACCTAATACACCTACGCAATGCCATTAACAAAGAGATAAGCCTATGATTAACACATCCCAAACAGTTCTAAAGATCCTAGGGAAGCTGCACCTCGTAATGATAGACCTGGATTATATTCAGAAAGACAAGGTAAACACCTTCCATAAGTACAACTACGCCTCAGAGGCAGCAATTAAAGACAAGGTACATGAGGCGTTTGTGAAGCATAAGGTTCTGCCCTCTGTCTCTACTAGCCTGATTGAAACAGAGAAACCTACGGAAGTGGTGTATCAGACCACTCCAACCACAGAGAAGAAAAAGGAATTGGATAAGGTGGTGACTACGTTTCGTTTCTGGTGTGTAGAAACAGGTGAGTTCATCGAGGTGGATGGAGTAGGCTTTGGTCAGGATTCAGGGGACAAAGGCGTTTATAAGGCCATCACAGGGGCTATCAAGTACATCCTTACAGGTAACTTCCTTATTCCCACGGGTGATGATCCAGAGGGAGGAGACGAGCCTAAGTACGTTCCTGAGAAGGCTACGTATGGCACAGCGACCCCTCTTCCATCTGCACCAAAACCATTTGTACCTCCAGTATTCAGCGCCCCAACCCCGTCCGTGACAAAATCTGCATCAAAAGCAAAGCCAGTAGGGGGCATACAAAAAACACCACCAACAAACATTATCAACAATCCTAAAGACCTTCCCTTCTAACATATATGGCTAGACTCATAGAGCAAGCTGCACTCCATAGAAAGTTCTCTAATGAAGAGTTAGAGGTTATCTGGGCCTTCATAAAAGGAATGATTACACGAACTGAGATGGGTAGGCTTACAAACACTAACGTAAACGGTGCTGGAGCTTACGTAACATCAGTTCACGCTCTTAGGCAGATGATACAAGAAGGTATCCTTTGGGTGGATGATGAATCAGCATTTGGCGAAAAATAATGCATATGAAGCCACTCTCATGGTCAGAACTATACCTATTCAACAATGACAGACCGTTGTGGCACCGGAGATACATCCTAGGGGAGAAGACCGTACCAAACATGCGGATGGTGCGTGGCAAGGACATCCATGAAGCGGTAGAGGGCAAGAGCTTAAAAGCCTTTGACCAAAAGCACTACACACGGAGCGAGATCATTGCTAACCAGGAGTGCCATGACTACGCGCTGCAATGGATAATCCGTGAAACGGATGAACAAGAGCGCTGTGTAGAGGTGGAGATCGCAGGGGTTCCGACCATTTCTTACTGGGATGCCTACCAACACGGTCTTCTAGACGCTGATGGTAGGGAGATACGCGCCCCTACGATCAAAGAGTTAAAGACAGGTGAGTACATCTGGCCTCTTCGTAGGATAGAGGAGCATGGTCAAATCCCCTTCTACAATCTCCAGCATATAGAGCTATACGATACGACAGCCACTTGTACGTTTATCACCGTCTCATGGAAGAACCCAAAGAAAAACACGGCTTTCAACGTGTCATCAACAGACGAACAATTAGCTCGAATGAAGGAGCGAATTGTTACCGCTTGGGATGAAATGGGTGGGCTAAGAAGCAAGCGCAAGAGCAGTCGAGAAACACTAGGTACAGACCCACAAATTCTATGAACATCTGCGTACAAGCCACGATAACTGGCATGAAGAGCATGAGGGATAATACCTGGAGGTTCCAGGTGGATACCCAGGAGCTTGCGCCAGAGGACATCACTGCTATTACATCGGAACTGCACAAACTTGGTTACTTCTTTTTTCAAAACACGCCAATAAAAGAGGTTGACATGAGCAAACTGCCACCGATTGATTTAGCTAAGAAGAGCCACACAAAATCTCAACTCTTGCGCTATGCACTGTTTCGCGCCTGGGAACAAACAGGAGCCATCCCAGAAGACAGGCCAAAACCGTTTGATGAGTTCTACGATGAACACATGGACAAGATCACGGAATACGTAACTAATAAATACTTAACTCAACCTACCTAACCATATGCAGAAAGAACTTCTCTGGGATACCGTGAATAAAATCTCAAAGATCACCGCCGAGATCACGAACATCCGTGTAAAGATCACAGACCTTCAAAAGCATGAGGCATCTCTTACAGAAAGCCTGGAAGATTTATTGGGTAAGAAACACGGCAATGTAGGGATGGCGCGAGTTGGACAGGAGGGTGGTCCTAGCATGACCGTGAACGACGCTACCCTGGAGATCCTAAAGACACGGTTTCCTCAAGGCGCTACGTCACACCAAATCCAAGAGGTTATGAACACGGAATATGCTGGCAAAGTTCGTCCAGGAGCTAGAGTTTCAGGCAATATCTACTTCCTCATTAAGGCTGGCAAAGTAAGACGAACAGGACGCAACTTCTTCCTCCCAACCTACCTAGGGGATGAAAAGCCATCAGACACCCCTTCCCAGGATAAGCCAGTAGGCTTTAAGCTGTTCGATGTTCCTGTCCGTCCACCGCAACGCTTCTCCATCGGAGGCCACTAACCCTATGTTCGACTCCTGCAAATCATGTGGCTCAAAGAGTGTCGTAGGTGTCGAGTATTCGTATGATTCTAAGAATCACTACGATGGAATAAGCGAGATCATGTGTAATGATTGTGGCGCACGGTATGGAAGATGGTCTGGTAAACGCTTAGAAGGTAACGAGGAAGAAAAACCCTTCGGAGGAAGATAATATGTCGAGAGCGGATAGACTCAGAAAAGCATGGCGTAAAGCATGTAGCCAACGAACGGAACCGTGGTCTGAACCTACACCAACAATTATGGAAAAAAAGATATGGTCAACAAGCGACATTTATATTGCTGCCACCCTCAAAACATTGGGAGCAGTGTTTAAGGGTGTAACGCTTGATGGTATGCAACGTTGGCAATTCAATTTTGAGGACAGTGAGGATATTCAAAAAGCAGTTCAGCTTTACTACGACAAGGAACTAGCGGTGGAACCTTCCTCGCTCTTTCTCTCTATGAGAACCCTTCGCAGGGAAGCACATGAGCTTAATTCATCACGTTGGAAAGAAGATGTATGAGCTACGAACAAAAAACGTACGACAACACAAACAAGGGAACCCTCTGGATGGAGGCGCAGGAGCGCACATCCCAAACAGGTGAGGTGTACTTCCAATACACAGGTTCCATCAACGTAGAGGGTAAAGATTTCTGGATTAACGCTTATCCAAAGAAGGTCACACGTAAGGATGGAACGGAGGTAGACGTGCTTAACCTCGTTGTGAAGGAGAAAAAACCCTATGGCAATAATTAACACAGATGGTCTAGTGGGATTTGAGAAAGGCAAAAACGCGAAAGAGTTAGGCATAGATACCAGAGCCAGCTTTGTCGTCTTAAAAAATCAAGCTAACAAAAAATTCAACAAAGGAAGTGTAGTCAAGCTCCTTAGAGACGATAGTAGTTATTGGCCTTGGTTTTATCTTGAAAATGAACCAGGCAAAGCAAATTTGCCCCCAGGCTCCATAGATCATGCACCTATACACTGGCACAACCTTGCCTACGCAGAACCTAGTTATGGCAGTTTGTACGTGAGGGAGGAATACACCCCACTATATGAAGAAAATACGATACCGCGATGTGGCTATGTAGGTGACCTAGCAGGATGCGTGATGACGGGTACAGCATTTAGCAATGGTCTCAAGATTACATATGAAGAGCCACAAAAACTCCCAAAACTTAATTCAACTCAACCAACAACTATGTCCAAAGTACGAGATTTCTTCCGCTCAATGACAGCTAGCCCAGAAGACAGATTACTCAAAGAATTAGGTCTTGAAGATCCTATTGGCACCCCAACCCCAGAAGGTATGGCCCTTGCACAGGATCTTATGTACAAGGACTACCGCTCTAAGGTGATCGAGGTAGCCAAGGCAATGAAGGCGGAGGAGGACGCTAAGAGCAAGAAATAATATGGCATTACAGGATGGAAAAAGTATTAGAGATTTAGGTTTGACAGGGAGAGAACGTTTTAGGGTTGTCAATGACAACATAAACATCCCCAAAGGCACTATTCTTGAGTTGGAAGTAGATGATGGATCAAGCTGCCCATCCTTTAGAGCTTTAAGTGGTGATCGTAGGGGCTGTACACATTACATAAGTCTCAGGTATCTCGAAGTAGTTGAGGAAGAATCATCCTTTATTCAAAACGTTAAAGATATTTTTACTATGATCTCGCAAACAGCCAAGAAACTCCTCGACGCAGACACACGCGCCCTTATTGAAGCAGGCTATCTCAACACAGACCTCACCATCACTGCTATCGGACATGAAGCCATGAACTCCATCATGTTGGAGAAGAACAAGGCGGAGTTGGTCAAGATGGCGAACGAAGCCATCGAAGAGAAGCGTAAGAACTGCAAATAACCTATGGAAAAATTCTACAAGGTTATCAAGGAAAATTTCTTGTGGGAGGTAGGGGCAATCCTTAAACCTGCCTCGAATGGCAGAGGTTACGATGCTCAGGATGAGCTATACGCCAAAGATGAAGCAGCATCCAACGAGTACGTCTCTACCGCTGTCGTAGAGGGACAACCTGAGTACTTCCAACGTGTGTACAAGGTCAACTTGGTCACACAGACCGTGTACGAGGTAAAAGAACGCGCTAAGGAGCTTCTAGAGGCTCAATTTAAGAGCTAAGGCTCAAAGCCAGCGAGGGGAAGTAAACCATCTATCCCGAGCGAGCCATACTGCGAAGAAAACCAATTATATTAGCGAACCACGTTAGTAAAGCTACCTAATGATACAGAGTGAACCACATCCAGGAAGCAACCCAACCCATTGCAGTGAGTCAATAAAACGAATACATCCATATGGTTAAAGCGAGCCTTACCATACAAGAAGCCCATCGTCCTATCGCGAGCCATCCGCTCTAAGATACCCAACCCGCCTTAGCGAGCCATACTGCTCAAGAAGACCACCAGATAATAGCGAGCCATTGTACTTTAGTAAGCCAACCACACAAAGCGAGCCATACTGATCGAGGAGACCATCAGATATTAGCGAGCCACACCGAAGGATTAAACACATGATAGTTGCAGCGAGCCACCCCGTTGAAGAACCCCAATTCGCTTTAGCGAGCCAAAAAGGAGCAGTACACCATTTTGTTTGAGCGAGCCATTATACCAAAGCACACCAAGTACGGCTTGCGAGCCTCCGTAGCATAGAAAACCAATACCGCATAGCGAGCCATGCTAAAAGAGACAACCATATAGTACAAGCGAGCCACACTCTCTGAGAGAGCCAAAACACATCAGCGAGCCAAAATGTTAAAGCAAACCACCACACGGTAGCGAGCCATCTTTGACAAGAAAACCACATAATGTTAGCGAGCCATAAAGTTAAAGGAAACCATCTATCCATAGCGAACTATGAACCAACAACTAAGATTCTTAATTGACCGTTACTACGAGATCCAGGGAAGCCGTATCTCCATGGGCAACCAGATTTTCGCAGCCAAGAAAGCAGGAGAACCGACGGACTCCCTCCAATACTTCTTTGAGAAGCTGGAGGCTGTGGAGAAAGACATCGTTAAATACATCAAGAAAGAGGTGAACAAGACCGACATTTGGAAGAAATACTTTAAGGGAGTCAAGGGCATTGGTCCTATTCTCGCAGGAGCCTTTATCTCCACGGTGGATATTGCACGTGCGGAACATGCATCATCCCTATGGAAGTTCTGCGGTCTCCACGTAGACCTTGAGACAGGCAAGGCAGCACGCCTCAAGAAGGGTGTGAAATGCGATTGGAATCCCTTTCTTAAAAAGACCTGCTGGTTAGCAGGACAATCGTTTATCAAGACCAAGGGGAAGTATCGCACCATCTACGACACCTCCAAGGAGTTCTACCAACGTAAATTCCCTCTTGAGGTCAAGGAAGGAAAACGAACGAATTACACCAAGATGCATATACACAACATGGCTATCCGTAGGGCAACTAAGCTCTTCTTAGCCGAGCTGTACCAGGAATGGAGAACGATGGAGAATCTACCCGTTTCTGTACCGTTCCAACATAGGGGCTTAGAATAAGCCGGTCTCATCAGCTTCGGCTGGTGGTCACCAACTAGGTGACGTGGGGGCTACACGCTCGGCCGAGTAAGCAGTCTCTCCCGTCGCCTACTTGGTGCCATAATTCATTCATTAAATTTATGAAGAAACTTATCTTAAAAGGAGCAGAGTTAGAGCTTGATACGGTACAGGATACACGTTGTGATTTTTGTCTTGAAAACCAAAAGAATTGCGTCGAGTCTCCCGTTGAGATGAGGAACGAATTTGAATGTAAAGTTGTTAACATCGTTCCAGATGGTTCCATCGAGACAATGAAGGTGATAAAAGGCGTGGCATACTCAACCCTAGGGCTCAAATACCCGTGGAAGATTGAGGACTATGGGTATGTAACCGCTGTGCAGCAGAAAAATATAGAGACGAAGGTCCTTTATGAGATGAAAAAGGAACCAGCTCCCTACGTCTCGACGATCTGCTATGATTGTATAAACCAACTTCATACATTGATTCAACCAGCGCCATGCGAATAGCCTTTGACGTGGACGGTACTCTCATAACACTCAATGAATACCCTGAGTATGGTGGTAGGGAGCAACCACGCTGGGAGATCGTAGAAATGCTCAAAACACTCCATCGTGCCGGACATGAGATCGTTGTATGGTCTGGTGGAGGGGGTGATTACGCGGAGCTGTGGGTGCGAAGGCTCTTCCTAAAACCTTATGTGAAGGAAGCATGTGGCAAGCCAATAACAGCGCCCACGTTTGAAGGTAAGCGCCTACCATTCTGTGACCTATGCTTCGATGATGAAGAGGTTAATTTAGCCAAGGTTAATGTAAAGGTATGAACTACGTGCATTTTTACGCGATTATGACCTTCTTGAGCCTCATAATTTCTTGTGTTCTTCCCACACCAGATGGTAAAAGATTCTTCATTTGGATGACTATCTTTTATCTGATCGCACATATTGTGTCCTTAATACTCTATGCCATAAAACAATATGCTTAACCTTACAAAGGCAAAATATCTGATCGTGGCAGTTCTTGGTTTGAGTTTTCTAGGCGCTGGTTGTTCTGACGCAGACCTAGCTTCTGAGAATCTGTCTCGTGCCGCTGACCAATTCGAGATCCAGCGTCGTGTTGTCTTCTATAACGGAATTACAGGCGAATACATGCTTACCGTTGAGGGTCTTTGCGCGCTTGGTAATTTTGATGCCCAGGGGCAGCTCACTATCACGTGTAAAACGGGTCCAAAGGCGTACAAGAAGCATTTTCTTGGTCTCTCTGACAACGTTACGTATTTCGTGGAACAGTTAGAGGGAGCAAACGTGAGCGAGTACCACTACCGTGTCATCTTCAAGCCGTCCATCATCATCCCTGATGTTGATATCAAGTAATATGGTTATGACAACCCAGCAAAAAATAGAAGCTATCCGTCAAAAGTGCAGGTGCGGCCACTCAATCAAAAAGCACTCATAGGGACGCCATCCAAACAGACTCATTCCTAAGAAGGCTGTATGCACGATTAGCACTGCTCGTGCCAAGATTACGACCCTCAAATTGACCAATATGCCCATCACCAAAGAACTCCTAAAACAGCTTAGAGAGATGGCGGATGATCCGCATAGAGCGATAATGTTTATAGACGCTATGAGTCGCAATACTAAAGCTCTCCTCGATGAACTGGAGAGATTGCAGGGGGAAGTGCATGAATTAACGCTTCAAGCTAATTACGACTCGCACTACAAAAGAATGTACGAAGAATTTCATAAAAGGGTGAATAAAGGAGAAGAGAAACACACCCACGCTGCGGGGATGAATCCATGCTGGTGCGGTATAAGTATTTGCGTACTCTCTTAATATGAATCCAAATGAGAAGGAATGGTACGAAGGTAAAGAGTATTTGGAGACTTTCGCAGGAGGCATTGGATCAGAACGCCGCAGCAGACCAAACATCCCAAAGATCGTCGCCGAGGCAGAGCGAAGGGGACGTGAGGCGGCTTGGGAGGAAGCCAAAGAGATAGCCAACGACTTGACGCCTTTTCACATTACGCGGGAGTACAGAGACACGGATGCTATGAGGGATCAACTTGTAAGCGTTTTTAACGCCAAACTAACCGAACTTAAAAAGGTATGAAACCAAATAAACATGGATGTCGAGTGAGCCAAGATGTCTGCATTATGCACGACAGCCCTTTAGTCTGTAAACACGGTTGCGAAGAAAGTCTTTGTGGCTGCAAAGAATGGAAGGAAAACATGACCACTGAAATCAAACCTGTTTCAGTAACTAAAAAGGTATGACCATCAACCGATACACGCCATTCCACATATACAAATGGATTACGGACATTCCACGAGAGATAAAATGGGCTTACCAACGTGTTACACGTGGCTGGTCTGATCGTGATGTGTGGAGTATGGACTACCATCTATCTAACATACTTGTCGGTATGTTGAGACGTCTCAAAGAGACAAAACATGGTGTACCCTTAGATTTCTGTGGTGATTGGGGTGAAAAAACAAGCACACACTTCCTGCCAATGGAGGAGTCGATAAAGCTATGGGATGCTTGTTTAGATGAAATGATTGAGGGCTTTGAAGCAAGAGGTGAGATGGATGAGCTTACGTATCCCACCTCCTGTGGGAAAGAAGAGAAGAAAGTATGGGAACATAATATGGCGCTTCTCAGCGCCAGAAAAGAAAGAGCACTAGCTCTTTTCGCTAAGCATTTCGACTCACTTTGGGATTAGTGTAGAATGTGTATCCAACGGAAGGTTGGGTGAGTGGTTTATACCAGCAGTCTTGAAAACTGCCAGTCGAAAGACTCAAAGGTTCAAATCCTTTACCTTCCGCCAAGGGGAAGTGGTGTAGTGGCCGCACGATGGTCTCCAAAACCACAAGATAAGGTTCGATTCCTTGCTTCCTCGCCATGGTAGGGATAGTGTAATGGTCAAGCACGGGGGCCTGTGAAGCCTTCAGTGGTGAGTTCGACTCTCCTTCCTTACCCCACGCAAGGGTAGCTCTAGTGGTTAGAGCGCTCGGCTGAAGCCCGAGAGAACTTGGTTCGACTCCGAGTCCTTGCACCATCCAAGGGTAGTTCAGCGGTAGAATCCTCGTCTGATAAGCGAGTGGTCGCATGTTCGATCCATGCCCCTTGGACCATAGCTACCTGGAGCAATAGCAGCTCGCCAGTCTCATAAGCTGGAGATTCCGGTGCAATTCCGGAGGCAGCAACCATTCACGAATTGCTCAATGGTTGAGCAATCGGCTGTTAACCGATAGGTTCCTGGTTCGAGTCCAGGTTCGTGAGCGCAGAGGCGATAATAATAGGTTTCTCATTCCCATTCCTAGGTAGCGAGTGATGAAATTATCCTAGGCTTTATTATCGCCTCCTGCCGTGTGGTGATGAAAAGTTACGCTCTGTTCAATGCTCTACGTGCTAATCTTGTTGAAAGGTACATGTACCCCTTCACAAGTAAACCCCGAATCCATTGCACCGAAGAACCCTCATCATCACTTCGCGGCAGGAATAACTGCATTAAGAATAATTTATGGAACCAACCGTAGGACGAATGGTTTATTATCACGCTTTAGGCAGTGCAGATGGTAAGTTTCCTGTTGGGCAAGAACGTGCTTCCATCATCACAGATGTTTTGGATGCAGCAGCGGGAGTGGTGAGCCTCTGTGTCTTGAATCCAACAGGCATGTACTTCAACCAACGAGTTGAACAAGGGTCTAATGGTGGACAGTGGGATTGGATGCCCTTCCAGAAAGACCAGCAAAAACGCTACGGCGTAGATGCAGAAGGTAAGCCAACCGTTTAATAGATCCCCCTATTGGGGGTCATGCCTCTTTGGTTCAATGGCAGAACAACGCTTTTGTAAAGCGTAGATCGGTGTTCGATTCACCGCAGAGGCTCCATTCCGAAGTCGTCTAATGGCAGGACACCAGCCTTTGAAGCTGAGAACGTGGGTTCGATACCTACCTTCGGAACCAATGTTTGTTTGTGTGGGATTGTGTTTTCTGTACCCAGTTCTTCCGGTGTTTATACCCCTGCTGATCCCAGGAAGTATGGACATGCCGCTCAAATCAAAGTTATCGACGCTTTGATGGAAGGATTTGGAAAACATGGTCCTACACAACCAAACATTGCCACTGGATTAAAATATGTACGGTGTGTATGATCCAAAGCGAAAAGGCTTCTGTCGTGGTTTCTTCGCTGTTAGGCTGATGCCATTTTCATACATAAAAGCCGTACTATCTTCATCCCATGAGGTTAAAGATTTGGTACGGCTTTATTATTTTATTTGCTTTATGCTTTATCTGCTTACGATGGTGATTACGATTTGGTTTGTGCTTTGGCTTGGAGACAGACGTTAATGCCGTCTCTTGTTTAGCCGAGCAGCATCCATTTCCGCTTTGGTCATTGGACCACTAAATCCAAGGTCACGGTTCCTACCGATAGCTTCTCCCTGAGAGGCGATTTTGCTTGTACCTGCATACGAACCTGGCAACGATATAGGACCTGAGTCCGGATGTCGTAGGCCAGTTTTTTTGTTTGCATAGGGAGCGTCGAGCAGCTTCATGCTTGGAGATGTAAGTAGGCGTCTATCAAACCCTTGTTGACCAAAACGTAGGACATTATTGAACTGTTGCTCATTGAACCTGCTCAACTCTGGCTTAGGTGTCTGCCCCTTTGCTTGGATAGCTGGAGCTGTTAGGCGCTTGCGTCCAAAAGCTGCGTCTTCTTCCCTAGAAATGATCTCGTTAGCTTGTTCCACGATAGTCTTGCCACGAGGAGATTTGCCCAATTTATTTAGGAGGTTGTTTATTACCGAAGACTTGACGCTTGGGTCCATCATAAACCTGGCGAGGGCCTCACCTGAGAGCGCTCCTGCCAGACGGGTAACAGGACTATTTCCTACAACAAAACCAATACCCGTGGTAATGCCACGGCGGATATAGTTTTTTGGCATCTTCTTATCATGGTTCGCCTGTAAAATCTTCATGGCGTTAGCGAAGTCACCAAGACGAGAGTTCATCTTCTTTGTATCCGCGTTCTGAGCCTTTTCACCGATCTGTGCAGCCCATGCCTTGCCGATTTGGTAATCGGCGTCCTTTACAGCCTGTGATTTTGTCATCTTATCAAGATTAGCACGCTGCCATGCACCAGACTTAACCCGATTTCCATCTTTCATGGACATGAGTAAATCTCCTCCGCGTTGGGGGGTTCCATCACCCTTATAGAGTTCACGAATAGTGTTAAATTCCTTATTTATATGGTCAACCATCGCGGTGTAATCACTCCCCATGTTCTTCTGGCTCTCAATGTTTTTGAGCGCTGTTTGTCTTGCCTGTTCCAGGCTCAACATGGCTGGCTCCGTTTCAAGGATGCGATTAAATGCTTCGTTTTCTGCTTTATATTTTGGACCAAGCTCTTCATCTACCGTGGAGAATCCGTCTAGTTTTCCATCATCAACACGAGGGACGATCTCTTCTTCCGCAAGGAATCTTGCGGCACTCTTGCCAGATTTCGCCTCGTTTCTTCCTTGAGAGGCAGTGGTACGCAAAGTCTCGTCGTAAGCGCTCACTAATCTACTGGTCAAGAAACGCTCAACAGGGGCTTTGGCTCCCGCCATAACCTTGTCAGGTACAGACATCATGCTCTCAGTAGCCCTTGCAACCTTATTAACAGCGCTGCCGAAACGTTGGCGAATAGATGGTGTGTGTTGGAGGGGATATAAGTCACCCGTTGACTGGATGGCTTCATTAGCACGCTGGATGGTTCCCATTGGTCCTGATGGCGGAGGGGCCTTACCAGGAGGAGTGGTTGTCTCTATGGATCTTTGGATAGCGCTACGGTTAAGGAGCAAGCCCTTGTCCCCTGCAAAGGTTCCTTTTGCCCCCAGGAGAGCGGTTCCAAGTTGGACACCACCCTCAAATCCTTTTTCCATATCACCCTCTTTAATGCCCTGATAAACGTTCTTACCACCCTCGTACCCCTGAGAGAGAGCAAGGGGGACATTCACAAGTTTACCAGCAGCGCCCAATGGTGCAGCAGCAGCCCCTTCTTTTCCAATACCGTAACCAAACTCTGCCGTAGATCTTGCTGTATCGCTTACGGCTTTTCCGAATCCCTCGAATAAAGGCTTTCCATCAAAGGCGTTGGCGATAGTGTTTCCTACGCCTCCCACGACTCCACCGATAACGCCTCCGGCAGTTCCTACAACCGTTCCTACCGCCTGACCAAACTGTTTTACGCCAGGAAGCTCTTTGTAGGATTCGTAGGTCTTATTCACGGCGTTAGAGGCACGATCAAGGATGTTTGGTTGATCCTCCTGATATTCTTGGGAGTAGTTGCCTATCGTCTGTGGGGATGATCGTTGTGAGGGAGAAATCCCATAATTACCCTGATGGGGAGTATCATCCTGGTTATCATTCCAACCCTCAACAATATGTCCCTTAGCCTCCATAGCGCGAGCAATATCGCTCGGTTTTAGGTTAGGCGAGTACTTGAGGAGCTTCTGGATATCTTGCTTGGTATAGGTGGACATATATTAAACGAGGCGGTTATAGATCGCTCTTACAGAGCGTGCATACTTGGGAGCGGTCGTGCCTATGACATCGGCAGCATTTCCCGCTTGCTTGAGAGGTCTTCCCGTGAACCATACACTCGCCACGTCTTCTACACTGCCGTGCTTTTGGTAGATTTTAGCCATTTGATGTTGGGCAATAGCATCTTGGAGATGTGGATTAGCAAGAAATTCTTGAGGAGAAACAACCCTACCTAGGGCAGATTTACTCCAGCTAGGAAGATTACCAGGCATTATTTGGTAAGCACCCAAAGCCCTTTGACCAGCATACATACCTGTTGGAACCGTAGGACCAAGAGCCTTGTAGTTCTTGCCACTCTCATATTGGCCTATGGCTGAGGCAATCTTTTTTACCTCTACATTCATTGGGCCTTTTAGGGAGGTTTGCGACTCCTTACCGAAACTTGCGTCAAAGGATGACCTATCTCTACCTCCTGAACCTGTCATATTCAGATATGATCCGAAATCAGGTATTGGTTGACCGAGTTCTTGAGCTAATATCGCGTCATTAGAAAATGATAGGAACTTTGTTGCACCATCCAACTTACGCTTAATGACCGCCATATTATCACCATCCTTAATAAGAAATTGGTTGGCTGTACCAGCTTCCGTTTCTGTGAGAGCAGTACCAAATAGGGCGCGACGCAATTGAGCCTGTCCTTGGCCTATCAAAATAAATAGATCGGTATATTTGGGATCTTTTTGCATCAATAGCCAGGGCTTCGCGTTCTCAAACAATGGTTTATATGGACCTGTGGCAATCTCTTGGTCAGATACAAGATTTATAGCTTGCCCCAAAGATCCTTTGGCTAGGTTATTCATGTTGAATGTACCCTTGGCTGTATCGCTTAGGTTTTGATATGCCTGTTGCTTAATGTATTTCAAAGCCTGTTCGGTGTTTCCTTCTCTAAGAAACGTCTCAACATTTCTTTGAACGTTAATACGCTGACTTTGAGGGAAGCTGCCAACCAAATTTTGCGTATACATCCGAATAGCCTCTGGGGTATTTCCTGCGGATGATGCGCTAGAAGCAGCAGCAGAAAGGATATTGTAGTTATCTCTAGCTCTTTGAACTTGAGCTGATCCAAACGACATACCAACACTTTCCTGTTCTTGTTGGAGGTATTGCTCAAACGTAGGAATAGAGGAACGAGATGGTGTAGACCCACTTGAACCACCAGTGCCACCACCCATACCAGAAGCACCAGTTCCACGGAGAAGAGAATCTGCCTTGGCATAAGCCTCTTCATACGAAGAAACCGTAGGGTCACTTTGCATGATGGCATTAGCAGCTTGACGAACATCACTCTCGGTAGCTGTATCGGTCTTAGGAGAGCCAAAAATAGGAGTGGCTACACCATTCTTGATCTGGATGAGTTGACCGTTGACCTCTCTATATTCTGGCTTACCACCACTAGAAATATCATCCACTGTCTTGAGGATGTTAGAAGTTCTTGTAATGGCATCAAGGGCATTGCTGCGCTCTTTCCCACGGGATTCAATGGCTGCGTTAACACCACCGATTTGTTCATTCAAGCCTCTCTCAGAACCGGAACGGATAGCGTCTTGTTGAGATGGCGAAAGAACACGGTTTCCCTCCGGCGTAATATCTGTGACAGCATTATAACGTGCGTTGATAAGAGCATTTCTTGCCGTCGTAAGGTCTTGATCTCCACCTCCTCGTTGAACCGAAGTAAGAAGCTGCGTAATAGCCGTTCTAAAATCTGGTGAATTGTTTTGCTGTGGTGGGGGTGTCGTTGGTTGTGTGGGTGCTGTTGGCGATGTTTGAACAGGTGAAGGAGTGGGTGTCGGGGCAGGAGATGAAGAAACACCGCTACCCATTGCATTTGAGCCGGATACAAAGTTTGAAAGAGGTGCGCGTGTATCTGCGTATCCCTGCCTAACGAGACCTGCTAATTGACTTGGATCACTAATATAGGTGGCATTTGTTCCATCAAACGCATAGAGCCTTTGACCATCAGCAAGAATCTGACGTCTTGAAGGAGAATTACCAGCCTGAACAGCACCAACCGATTGGACGGGTAGGTTTAATTGCCTGGATTGGTTTGGGGCTGGTGTCATGTTCGGGGCTGGCGTCATCGGCAAAGCACGCCCGACTGACATGTTAGGCGCAGGTGTATAAAGAAATGGGGTTGTGGTTTGCCCACTTGAAGCGATTGAATATAGGTCTCGTGTGGTAGCCATATGTTTAAGCGTATTGGGTGCCACGAAGCTGGCGCTCTGCCGTGATTAAATTTTGTTGACGTGTCTGCTCAGCGGTCATGCGTTCACGCTCAATAGAACCAGTCGTACCACCAACGGAGGTAAACAGATTTCTGCTACTACCACTTGAAGGTGTAATACCGTAAACACCAGGCTGGTTAGTAATTGGTCTAGCACCTGTATTGATACTTATGTTCGTAGCATTGGATGGAAGGAATGATGAACCAAGAGTTCTCTCACCTGTTGTCCCTGCATCCTGTCCTGCACGTAACGCATTACGCTGTGCAGCTTCAAGAGCGGTTTGGGTATTCTCTGCCAATGTTCTTTCTGTTTTATCTCTGTCCGAAGAAAATTCTAAACCACGAGAGGCGAAGTCTCGCTGTGCTCCTTCAAGAGCTTGACCATACTCACGACCGATACCCCGCTCTGTCGTAGCATAATCTTCGGCGGTTCTAGTTAAGTTTCTTGTTAAATCTTCCTGTGTCTGTCTAATAGCCTGTGAGTAGTACGGGGCCACCTCTGTCCTTGCCTGATCCAGGAACCGTTGAGTCATCTCTGGCGTGATCTCAATCGTTGGATTGAGTCGCATACCCTGGTCCTGGATTGTTTGGACGTAGCTAAGAACACCCTGAAACGCGAGACGTTCTTGGTCAGACCATCCACTCGTATCAATGCCCCCAACAGTCATGGAAGAACCTCCAGACTGACCACCAGGAGGTGTGATGACTTGGCCTGTGCGTATATTGATTTGAGATCCATCTCCGAATGTTTGAATATCACCATCAACACCAACCACATTGCCACCTGCCCCACCAGCTCTTCCTCCGGTCTGAGACACACCAGCAGCTCCAAGACCGAGGTTAAGAGTACCTGGGGCGTTCTGCGTAGATCCTGGGGCTATGCCAGGGGCAGATTCTAGGCGGAATCCAGCGGCTAGGTATTGGTTAGCTGGAGGCCACGCTGTGCCAGGACGGTTATCCGTTCTGACCGTAACACGCTGACCCTGATTGTTTATGACGGTTGCCTTTGGAATCAGAGATCCGCTAACACCCGTAGCTCTAATTGTATTTCCTACTTGAGAGGTAGATATGGACACATCATCATAATCCTGTCTGATACGGTCCATCTGATCCTGGGTAATATACTCAGGGTTGGTTACGCCATAACGCGATAAATCAACCTGCCCAGGACGGTTTGCTGTGGGAGCTTGATACGGTGATGATTGGGTTGGCGACGTAGGGGCTGTCTGCTGTCTAGTAGGTTCTTCTGGCCCCGTCAAGCTAAACAAAGGATTACCATATCTATCCGTCCCTGTCTGAGTCCATCCTGATGCAAGTCCATTACCGGCTTCGTTTAGGGGTACCTGTGATGATGGGACATTCGTTCTCGCTGTTGGAGCCGTGGAACGTGATGTCTGCGTTTGCTGACTGGCGGGAGCTGGTGTATGGGTTGCGGCAGTACTTAAATCTAACCCTCGCGCTCGTGCTTGCGCGGGAGTCATCCACTCGTACCCATCATTGGTTACGAGGCTTCTATCTGCGTTATAACGTAATGCCATAAAATTATGTGTATTTTAACACCTAAACAGGTAGCTGAATAATTACACCTGCTGGAGCAGCAGAAGGCGTACCGCCATTAGCTCCATTACCACCACCATTGACCTGAGTTCCACCAGTCCCACCGGTTCCAACAGCGCCACCTGCGGCGGTGATTGTTCCAGAACCAGAGAGCGATTGATAGATAAGAACAATGACTCCACCAGCGCCACCGTTCCCACCAGCTCCTCCTCCACCACCACCTGCTACGCCAGCACCAGCAGCATTAGCACCGTTACCACCATTGCCACCATTTCCACCAACGGCCTGGATAGAGCCATTATTCACTATTGTCTTGGCAGCAATGACCACAGTTCCACCAGCGCTACCATTCCCTCCACCTCCGCCTCCACCTCCACCAGTTGTTCCAACGACATTGCTACCACCCCCTCCACCTCCAGTGGAACCTCCAGCGTTTCCGTTATAACGCAGGAAGGCTGGAGATGATCCAGGAGTGAAATCCAACATTGGGACACCGAATATCGAAGAGTATGGTCGCACGAATGAGGCGGAAATAGTCCCACTCGTTCCAGGAGTCCCACCAGTCCCACCACCAGTCCCACCAGTTCCACCGGCCCCACCAGTAGAACCAGCTTGGGAATATGAGTCGGCAAAGGAATTTGTTATTGCTGTTCCATTCGTGCCATTGGAGCCTGGGTTGCCACTACCACCATTCCCACCAGCGCCACCTGATGTACCATTTTTACCAGCCTCAGAACCCTTCAAATTACCATCAGCGAGAGATGCGCCACCTGCTCCACCAGTACCGAATGAAGTACCGGAACCATTGTTACCGTTATTTCCATTTACACCATTAAAACCAATAACACCCGTCGATGCGATTGTAAGTGTGCCTTTAACAAAGAGGCGGAAACCTGCTGTCGTTAGGGTGAACCCAGCGTCGATTGTTAGATCGTTAAGAAACGTATCGCGCGTAAGAGAGGTGTTGGAACTAATTGTTAGATCTCCATCCGCGCCATTACCAAAAACATCGTTATTCGTTATAGCAGAGCCGTTGATGGTTGCTCCTGTTGCCACGATAAGACCTGATTCGTAAATCCTGAGAGGAGCCGAGGCTCTTGAAGCGAAGGTAGCCCCAGCCCAAAAGCGCACATCATCACCACCTGTTACTGTGGATGCAAGCCCAAAGGAATTGGCTACGTCACGGATGTAGTCTGAACCAATGTTAAAACCGCCGAGAGATCCACCAGTCGCTACAACCGTTCCTGTAATGGTTAGGGTGTTCGCTGTTGTTACGTTCCAGTCAATCGAGCTACCTGTGGTTCCCATGATGAACTTATAGGTATTGTCGCTTTCATCAATCCCGAAACGATATCCAGCGGTTGTATCTGTGAATGAGGTCTTGCCGGAGTACAGAACGCCAGCCACCTGTTCGAGTTGTCCTGTAAGTTGACCAGAGTTGATTCCTTGAGCCTCAGATACTCCCTCGATGAGATTAGTAAGACCACCCTGGAATAAGCCCGTGGTAGATGTGCCTAAGATGCTTGATGTTGTGGCGGGCGCTAAACCAGCGGAAGCCCCATTCCTCTCCAAGGAACGAGAGTAGCCAAGATCGTAGATGGTATAAGATTGGGATGATTCCTGGTCCATATTAGATGGTATAACCTTCGTTATTTACGTCAGGATATTCAAACCCTTCAAATAAAACAGGCTCTCCACTATTTACCCCTGATATCTTTGGTGTGAACTTATGCCCTCGCATGTTTCGTTTACCAGAGAAGCGTCTAACCTTCTTATCCATAGATCCCATTTGGATAAAATCACCATCGTCAATGGAAATAAAAACTCCTACACCATTAAATACTGGAGCTATCGCAACAATATCACCAATGACCTTTGTCTGACCCTTTGTACCGAAAAACTGTGGAGCAAACTCGCCCTCATAGGAGATAGGTGTTCCGTTGTCTGTATTCCCAAGATCAATCGTTTGCACGTTACCGACAGAATCTCCTCCAACAGTGGTCATGTTACCTCCTGAGTTTATGTAAAGAGAGAAGACGTTATAACGGTTTGCGTACGAGCGTATCTCCCATGATTGATCTCCTATAACGTAAACCAACCACACATTTTGGTATGTTCTGTCTCCAATCGTAATATCCCCAACAGACCAATAGCATTTTCTACCATCTGTGAATCCAGCTACGCTGGAATAGTTTGATGCAGAGATTGCCTCTACCCACTTTTGAATAGGTCTAGAAATTTTCTCTGGGTATCCACCTGTCGTTGCGTAGAACCCGACACTGTTTGCTCCCTGTCCAAAGAAATAGGTGATCCCTTTATCGTCGTTAAAAACTGATTCGTGTGACGGTGTGCCAATGAAACACACACGCTGGAGTGAGGCATCATCATAGCGACACAGGGATCTATCCTTAAAAACAAGAATGAGACGACCGTTACCAATAATAGAAGTAATAGACCCAGAACCGTCATTCGGAAAAACATCAACAGTTTTATTGCCAGAAGTCCAAGAAACAGCGCTAGCAGAAACGATAGATGAAGCATAGAGACGGCTAGGGAGAGAAGTGTTACCGGCTGCGAAGACTCTACCAGCTAAAAGCGCTGCGTAACGTGTGACTGGCCAGTTCCCTACGTCTAGTGCCGTTCCTGTCGTTGACCAAGATCCGGAACCACTCCAGGCACGCGCTCCATCAATGCCGTTTAGTGCCACGGCAATATCAAGGTAGGTAATGAAACGTACCTTAGCCGATGGATCAAGACCCGTAGAGCTAGATGTCCACGTTGTGCCTCCAGAGAGGTAGTAAAGCGTTCCAGCGCTGGCAGCGATAAGCTGGCTATTAGAGCCAACGGCTTGTCTCAGGTTGTGGATACCAAGGATAGCAGAACCGGAAACAGCCGCACTGCCTAATAGGGTTGTCCCAAGACGCTGAGCAGCAGAACCACGTGGCCTATCAAACATGAAGTTAATAGACTTGCGGACGGCATTACGAGGGAGTAACGAGTCTGCCACGGACTTGTCATCTATAACCCCAGCGGAGAAATCTGATTGTACGATGACTTGTGGCAGTTTCATATCTTAGCGTTTCCAGGATCGGCTGTACCTTCCGGTTGAAGGCATCGCAGGAATGATTGTAAGTATTTGCCCTGATTGCTCGTTGTCTTTTAGGCGCTTCTTCCTCTCCTGGTACTGGAGGAGAGAGGAATCTGTGATTGGCAGCTCTCCATTCGCACGCTCCTTTTTAACCGCCATCTCCAACCAATAAATGACGAGCTGAGGGTCGTTCACATCAAATGTGCTTGTATCGGTTTCCTTGCGTGTAACCTTCTTATAATAATCTAGGTAGATATTGCGCCCATTGTAATCAGATGAGGGAGGCGTCACGAAATAGATGTAACCACTACTTACCGTGTACATCGTAGGTAAGCCAAAGGTGGCGTTTTGCCATACCTCAGATCCAGAATCTATCTGAGCCGCAAACGCTGTGAATCCAGAGAGTGTATTTGTTGAACGTGTGTTTGCTGTATAGGTATATGGTGTGCCAGCGATATTTATAGTTCCAGAGTCATCATAGTCCCTACTATCTGTCAGAATAAGAGAGGTAGCACCTATGGTTGCTGTCGTTGCCACTGTTGTATAGGCGATAGAACGCATCATGTAGGTGAACTCACTCCAATCCACGTAATTCATCGGTGTGAAGGTGCCAATACGCACACCGAGGATTGATTTGTTTGTTTGGTTATCTTCTATGTCAGATGGAAGGGCGATGCGTCTTAATCCCGTGGCTACGTTGCCAAGATCATAATTAAAAGCCGTAAGCCATGACCAACGCTTTAATTCTTTCTGTACATCAAGCTCACAGAGGAATATCTGGTCAAGAACCCAGGCTGTGTCGTATTTTCCTCCAAAGGCTTCATTGACATTCTTGAAGGCTGTACGTCTAGCAAACCCAACCGTGTTCGGATCTAGGTCAGAGGACGATACACCAGCAGAATATGCACCAAAATAGGTGGTGGTTGAAAGGCTATTGTAAAATCGTACAAAGTAAAAAGAATACGTAGTACTTGTGACAACAAGATCCGTATATGGTCCACTCACGTTAATGTTTGTCGTAGATATAACGGTCTTTGACCCAGCCAACGTAGTTGCACCAGAAAGCTCAACCTGGTTAAACAAAATCTTAGAAACCATCGTCTCTGCCCCATGAGAGAAACTGAGTGCCTGAACGGTGAGTGATGTATTTGACGATATAGCTCCATTGATACGCTTGATTTCTGCCTTGTCTGAGCCAAGCTCCTCCATCAAAACCAAATCCTGTGGGTCTGTGTTGCTAAAAAGAGATGAGTTCTGCACCGCAAGGGTAACATCAGAAGCAGCCACAGATTCTGTGAGAAATGTCTGAGGCTCAATAAGCTCTGGGTGGTAGACACGGATCAGGTTCTCTCTAACCATCTCAACGCGCGGTGCAGGATATGCCATATTACTTTCTCACGAAGTGAGCTGAGCCGGTTATATTTTTATAAGTGCCACAGGCTGTTCTCTTATCCCCGAACCATGGATCAAGGACGTTATAATCCTTGCCGAACCATGTCTTGCTCAGGGCAACAACCCAATGCTGTTGGTTATCTACCTGGAGGATAACAGCTTTCTTAGGGTCTTTGAGAGAGGTGATGATCTCAGTATCGTCACGGGTGTAGAGACGCTTCTCAAACTTAAAATTGGCAAACTTCATGTTCTGCCAAAGCACCAGACCATCCTTTGTGTACCTTGAGGCATCAGCAGCGATGATGTCTGGACGCACATAACACCTGAAATAATCAGAAATCATAGAGATACAGGTAGTCGTACATCCATAGCGTCCAACGGTTAGCTGTGAGTCTCCGAGTTTTACATGTGACCAGCGTGGATCACGTTGAGATAGGTAGATCATAGATGTTTTCGACCCTGCCCCTTCGTCACTCGGGGCAGAAGCGAAACGCCTAGTACAGTGCGTTGAGGTATTTAATCAATAACCCAGTAGGCATCTCTCTCAGGATTACATCTCTTGGGCAGGTGGAGAGGTTAAATCCTCACCAGGAGCTTCACCAAAGGCATGACTTTCTACCCCGTTGGTTTCAGTACTGCCTGTAAGAGGGGCGCTTTGAGGAGAGAACGGTTCGTTACGTTCTTGACCACGACCTTCGCGGATTGTGTTAATCCCCATGATAGCCGTGTTCACAGCCTGTGGACCACTTGTGCGGATGAACTCACGTACCTCATCGGCAGTAACGCCGCTTGAAGCCATCAAAGCTAACTCTTCTTGGTCGAATGACTCTACGTCGTGTGTAACTGTTCGGGACATATGTGTGAGGATAAGTATAAGACTCTCGCTCCAAGGCCACGCCAATGAAACCCGTGAGCTTGGAGAAAAGTCCTATGACTTTTCTTGTGGAGGGTTAACGTAATCTGGGATGGGTACGTCGCAAGAGACGCGCGCTCCTTTGATTAGGAAGGAAAGAATCGTGAAAGCTGCTGCCAGTGCTTCCTTGGCATGTTCTGGGAACATGTAGGCGATGGCTACGGAGATACCAAGGACAGCGAGGGCTTCAACGGTGTGCAGGATGGTAGATAGGGCTTTGTCGGACATATGTTACTGTTTAAAATAAAGAGCCACGATTCCTCCTATGATGAGCATTATACCCCACTTTAACCATTCTAGGTTAGCTTCAAAAGCGGCCATACTTGCTTGGATATGAGCCAGGTGGTTCTCCTTGATAGTTTTAATATCAAGAGCCATAGCGTCAGATATCTTATCATGGCGCTCAATATGTTCCTGTAACTTAGATTGAGCGCGTTGCTTCGGCATAGTTACGTTACTTGGATGCTACCAACCCTAGCTATTTTACCAGAAGCAGCGCTTCTTGTCGTAGCCGATTTGGCCTTAAACGGGCTTTGTGTTGACCAAGAAGCAGAAGCACCGAGTGTGATCGTGTTTGAGTTGCCAGAAACGTCTGCTGATGTACCTCCAGAACCTTCTGCCATAGCTCCATCAAGACGTAACCCAGCCAAGAGTGACGCACTTGTTATATCCCTAAAATACCTATCCTGGTGTTCCGCAAGAGATATACCAACTGAGTACATGCGCGGACGGTAGATAAAACCCTGCATTGTAAGGCTTGACCCACCAGAAAAATATGCGCCCATACGAAACGTACCCGTATTTACTCCAATGCTTCCACTAAGCCCAGTTGTTGTCTCCGTTAATTGCTGTCCATTTAAGAATAGAATGATCGCTGAGCCGTTGTACGTAGCAGATAAGAAGTTCCACTCATTCCATTTTGCCAGTCTTGAAGAAGCGTTATTTATATTTCTTGTAACGCTGTTTATGGTACTAAACCAACTCACGGTACCAGCAGCCCCTATGATAATAAGCGGAGCCTGAGTTACGCCAGTTTGAGAATTGTCCATGAGGACAAAAGCCTTTGGCGTTCCAACGGGTCTAAACCAAGTTTCAAGTGTGACGGCCGCCGTAGGGTTAAGGCTTGAGCTATTAGCGCAGCTAAGCGCATTGCCAGCCGCGCCATCTGCTCCGGAAATGTAGATGGAATATGGGATGTCACGAATCCGAAAGCGCGGCATATATTAAGGTCTAATTGGTAAGGAATCTTTAGCAATAGCAGCACGTTCTTGCCCTGGTGCGGCCAACAAAGCGGCATCAAGCCTTGCTCTTGCTGCTATTAGCTCGTCATTGTGGTGATGAGCATGGCGAGACATCATCTGGTCTTCTGTTTCTCCACTAAGGCAAACGGATGAGCGCACTTCGCTCAATCCGCTATCAGATATGACGCGAAAGGTCGTGATGGAACCATTACTACTAATTTTTTGATATCTAGGCATATTAGTTCTTGACAAGAATTAAATCCCAATGACAGGAGATGTCTGCGTTGGTGTTTTGCATGGACAGTATACGGAACACGAAGTCTATTTTTTCTGGTAGGAAACGCCCATAGCTTAGGAGAGAGCGCCGTCGTCAGATAAAGCCTCCCAAACCGCCCAGAATCTTACCGCTCCGGTTGATGGTGTGTTGGTGGTTGTATATCGAAAGTCGATAGTCGTCGTTGCGCCTGTCTTCTTTTGAACAAAGAATGGCATGGCATTAGGAACACCTTGCCCTCCAGAATCACCGAAAGCTCCAGCCGTTGAATTGATCCCAGTTAAAGGATCTACTGCTCCATCAGAATCTTTTATCAAGAGCGCCCCAACGGCCATATTAGACATGGTAGCTCCTGTGGCCAATGTCATATCAACCGTCGCGGTTTGATCGTTGAGCCGTAAATGAACATCGGTAATGTTAGAAGAAAACTGTGTCGTCACAATCCCCCAAAAGGCGTAGACTTGGACGGTGCCTGTGACCGTAAATGTAGCGATTGAACCCGTAGTATTATTCACGTTCAACGTAACATCTTTGAACGTTTTTTTAATACTTGGCTTAGAAACAGCGATAACACCCATATTATTTGTAGAATACGTCTAAGAGCAGATCACCAGCCGTTCCTGCTGTATAGGTCGCTGCTGCTGTTGAGTTAGCGTAGGCAATGCCCGTCGTGAAGGTAAGTGGACCACCCCAGTCGTTTTCACTAAGGACAAGCATCGTTCCCGCAGGAACTAAGAACTTAAACGCTGCCGTTGCTCCGCCTCCTGGGGTTGTCGCGGTGTTGTGAAATTGGAGGTAGCGATCAGCACCAGATGTGTTGATTACAGAGAAACCATACACGTTTCCAGTAGATGCTTTAAGATTTGTTGTGGTAAACGAATTACTTTGTGCGGCTGTCGGTGCGTAGGTAGAGACAGCGAGAGGTCTACGAACAATAGCAATAACACCGTTTGTGTTGTCTTCTGCCACGGCAGCATATTGCTCCACCATCTTTTGATTGCCACCGGCATCAATCTGAAAATTTCCACGTTGTCCATTCGTATAAACTGGAGCAGATGTTTGGTATACACCACCAGTCTTGACTGGGTTTCCCACGTCAACACTACCAGCAGCGGCATTACCAGAAATCTTATTCAGGTCGAATTGCTCGTCATACCCCTTATCTGGACCTATAACATAAACAGCCACAGAATCTCCAACAGCGAAGTTGGATGTCATGTCCGTCAACGTGAGCGTGTTCGTGGAAGCAGACCACGAGAGAGTTGTCATTGGGAGCGTATCCACGGCTCCAGCACTTGAAATACGCTTGATGATCGCGTTCAAAAAACTCTCAACAGAGATGGATGAAGAAAAAACCATGCTCGCATAAGCGGACAAGACAATATTCTTCGTTCCAACGGTGGGAGTAGCAGCAAAATCGTTAGATTTGTTTGAATACGTTGAATTACCCCCACCTACTGCAATGGAGGTATTTGTTACCGATGTAGATGAAGAACCTCCGCCTGGACCGCCAATAGCACTCATAGGTATGTGTGGTTAACTTATGAAGATAATTTTTATAACCACGGTTTTCTTAAAACTATGTAGAAACATCGAGAAGACGGTATCTAACAAAGCCCGTAACGGCGACAGCCGTGTCTGAGTTAATAACAAGTGGGTTTCCAAAGCTGCAAGTAATGACGCCATCGTAGGCTTCCGTTGTGTTTTCAAACACGAATGGTTGCTTTGCAGATAAAGGGTACGAACCACCATAGGCTGTTGAGCCATCTTTAACTTGGATCGTTGTAGCGGCAGCGGGATAAACGCTAATGAAGTCAACAGCGATCCTTCCAGATGAAGGTGCGGCAATGATGGTGTTATCGCCAGAGCCACTAAAGTTGATATCTGCCTTGTAAAGTTTATCGGAGAAATTAGACATAGCCTGTACAGGGGGGTGGCGTTTTGCCACCCCCCTTGATTCATTAGACCAAAGCAGTCCAGTTAGTTGTACCTGTGCAGTATTCAGGCTTGTTCGATCCTCCGTTGATGAGGATGTCACCAGCCGTACCAGACAAGGTTCCGTTCGCTGTCGTGCCGTTACCCATCCAGATCGTGATGCCCGTAGCCGATTCCTTGATTAAGCGGCGGTAGTTGGTAGAAACCACACCGTCTTGCTGAATCAAGATTGGAGTTGCGCCAGTAGCAGAAGCGTTGTCCTGAACGATTGAGACCACTCCACGAGCAGTCGTATCGTTCGAGTTGGAGTAGACGCGCAACATGCTTCCGGAGGTGAGTGTGTTAGACGCACCACCATCCGTGATTTGCATGGCGTAACCAGTCGTGAGACCGGAAGCCGTGACAACCACGAGACCAGAACCGCTTGATGTGATCGTGCCCGAGGAGCTGACGTTCAAACCGTTACCAGTCGTAAGACCGTTCGCGGTGATCTGAGCGATGACACCGGTCGTGGCAGAAGCAGCCGTAAGCTGCAATAGACCAGCACCCGTATACACACCCGTCGTCGCAATTTTGATACCCGCACCAACCGTCGCGGCACCCATTGAGAGGTTCATCATTCCACCGGTAGCGGTGAAATTCGCACCACCTCCCGTGAACTCAGCAACATACCCATCGGTCAAACCCGTACCAGAGATACGAAGCAATCCGGTAGAAGTTGTCGCGCTGTTTGCGACGATCGAAAGCATCTCGCCAGTTGTGGTGATCGTACCGCTTGATGTGAGCGTAAGAGCCGTACCAGTTGTGAGACCGTTGGCTGTGATGACCGCGATCGTACCTGTCGTCGCGCTGTTCGCTGTGAGCTGGAGCAAACCGGCACCCGTGTAAACGCCAGTCGTGGTGACCGCGATACCGGCACCGACCGTAGCCGCGCCCATGGAGAGGTTCATCATGCCTCCGGAGGCTGTAAAGTTCGCGCCACCACCAGTGAGAGCGACGACGAAACCATCGGTCAAACCTGTTGCACTCACACGGATGACACCTGTCGAAGTCGTAGCAGCGTTGGCTACCACACTCACCGCAGAAGCGGTGGTCGCAAGAACACCAGAGTGCGTGAGTAAAATGCCATACCCAGTACCACCAGCAGACATCGTGATCTCAAGACCGTTGGTTGTATCAGCAACTGTACCGGAGCTGTTCGTGACCGTATTGGTTAGGTTGAGCACCGAACCAGCAGCGGTAAACGCACCAGCGCCGTTGATCGTGGAAGAGCGTGCGATAAGCAATGCGTCGTAGTCATCAGAGACCGTACCGGTCGTAACCGTACGAGCAGAGGTGACAGACGAGAGGTTGCCGCTCTTGTTAAGCGTTCCCGTGATGTTTCCGGAGGTGTGGTCAAGAGTGAGCAATTCACCGGACGTGAGAGCGTTACCAGCCGTACCAGTAATGTGGACTGTCTTACCAGAAGTAATCGCGTTGGAGACGACGTGCAAAGCCTTTCCCGTCGTCATAGCGGCGACTGGCAAATAGACAGCCGTACCGGTTGTGAGACCAGAAGGTGTGATCGTGAAGAACGAAGTGGTTGTAGATCCGGTAAACGTACCTGATCCAGCAAGAACAGCTACGGAAGCCGTCGTTGCTGTGTTGTTTGTGATCGAAAATGTCGCTGCGTTATCTGCATCAGTCACCGTGATAGAACCGTCAGATAAGGCGACATCACCAGCCGTGAGAGTGAGAGAGTCAGAGCCAGCGGTACCAGCCATAACCATCACACCGTTCTCACCAATCGTGAACACGTTAGCACCACCGGTTACATCACGTCCTGTGAGATAGAAACCTCCATTCAACGTTGCTTCTGTAAGTTGGAGTTGAAGAAGAGAGCCTGTCGTGAGTGACGTGGAACGAAATACAACAACGCCAGATGAATCAGCATCCGCGCCGAATGTCGTAGCAGTGTTGTTCGTTACGAGTAGGTTAGAAACCGTGTTGCTTGAACTAATCAACGTAGCGATACCGTCTACAACGGTGAGCGCATCATTGAATTTAACGACAGGACCGGCGTTCGATGTATCAAACACCATCATGTCCGTATCACCGGAAGCGCCAATGGATAGGGCTGTTGCGCTGTTGTCTTTCAATGCCCAGGCGACGTTCTCAGCCGTGGACGTCATCGTTGTACCTGTGAGGGTTACGGTGAGAAACGAGGCGGCACCAGCCTTAGACACGCTCCATGTGTTCGCAGAACCATCAACATCGTTACCAGATCCGGAGTTCGTAAATTGAAGACAGGAGCCAGATCCACCAGCGATGTTTGTGATTGTAACAACGTCTGTTGCTGTTGAGCGGTTTCCTGCAATCGTCCATGTAGCATCTGGTGTAACCGTGAATGTTGCATCAGAGGCGAAGATAGTTTCCCACGTAGGGGTAGAACCACCACCACCAGCACCAATGACCGTTGTCCCAGAGCCGTTGTTGAAAATCAACTCGTTAGAGCTGTTTACATACAACATGCGTTCTCCCGTGGCAGTCGTGGGAGTAATGCTTGGCGTTTCAAAACGGATAACACCGTTGTTGGCTCTAATGTTTAACCCAGGAACACCTGAGTAATTCCGTCCGTTAATTGTAGGCATAAGTGGATGGAAGGGGATTCCAGCCTCTAGTATTGGATGTTCCTAGACATCCTCAAGCGAGGGAATCCCCATCCACTTTGTTAAAAATCCCTAGGAGGACTATGAGTTAGCACCCGTTGAGTGAAGCGTTCCACGAGGATCGTTGTGACCGTACGCGAAAGCGAGGGTAGCTTTGTATTGGATTTCGTTGGTCTTGTACACAATGTTTTGCTCATCCAATTGGATTGGTTGAGATTCAAAGTATTGAAGACCGTATTCGTCCGAGATCATCGACTTGTCGAAGGTGTGCCAGTTCGTTTCAGATGACAAGTTGGTTGTCGATGTAGCGTCACCAGTACCGAGCAAGAATTCGTTTTCCACAAGTTCAAAGGAACCGATAGCAGCTCCGTCATTCGAGAACTCACCAGGAATCTTGTTAGCACGAAGAGCGCCAAGGATTTCTTTTGCGCGGAAAGCAGCAGCAGAACCTTTCTTAACAAGAATGATGTCGATATTTGGAACCATTGGTTGACCCTTTGGATTCTTTGTGCGAGCAGCGATGCGGTGAGCAGCCTTCAAACCTGGGTAGTCCAAGTTCATGTTAGCTGTCGTTCCATCATTGACGATGTTGGACCAAGCCGTACCACCATCTTCACGTGTGTGGGAAGCGGAAGCCAATGCTACACCATCTCCACCTGTAACCGTGATTGAGTAGCTGCCGGTATCATCCGAGTGCGTATAAGCCGTGAGGTAAGCTGCATCGAGTTTTTCTGCAAGCATACGTTCACGTTTGCGGTAACAAGCATCACGAAGAGCTTTAACCACGCGCGTAAGCGAGCGCTTTTCGATACCAAATTTCCACATATACCAGGTGAAAGATTGGATCTTTCCGTATTGAACCTGGGTGTATGTCTGGTCGAAGCCTTGAACAGGAACTTCCGTACGAATAACAGCGTTCTCAACGATGCGGGATGCTTCACCAAGGCCAGACAATGAGCTGTCCTTCATGTAGTAGTCTGTAACACCTGTGGTCACGTTGTAGTATTTGCGGAAGTGTTCCTCACGAACTGCTTTGTCCTTGAGCCAAAACTTTTGAATAGATACATCCAGAGCGTCGGATGCTTGGCTGATTGTAAGAGGTGCTTGAGGCATATTATAAAGCTAATTACGTTGAGGTCGATTGCAAGCGAGTAAATTCGCCAAGCATCTTTTTGTCAGCAGCAGCACCAACAGCGCCCCAGCTTAAAAACACGCCGGTAGGACCAGTAACGTCTGAATCGGTGTTGTTAATCTTGGTATGATCCTGGAATACCATGGATTCATACAACTGAGTGGAAGCTGTGTTGTTTTGCGCGTCCACTTCCCAGAACTGACCCTGGATGAATGGAATAACCTTGATCTTGGTGGCTGTCGTTGAGATTGTCTCAGCGGCTACACCGATAACTGTGTGGATGGTTGAAGACGACGTAGCGCGTTGAAGAACGTTGCCACTAATATCGAGCGCATCGCCTTCGGCAATGGCTGTACCAGCGGTCACGGTAGCTTCAACAACGAACGGGTCAGGAAACCCTCCTACTAAACGCATACCCATAGGAATATTATGATAAAAGCTCATTAATCTCTTCCTCTGAGAAGCCGACGAACGCACCTGCATTAACTCCGCCACGCTTTTGAGGCGAACCAGATTTAGATGACGTGCCTGTTCCTACGGCCTTAGAGGCAGAGGTGATTTTTTCCTTAGCAGCATCAACAGATGCTTTTTGTCTTATAGGTAAAACTGCGTGCGGGTTAACCATCTTGTGAGCCGCATCCAGAACTTTAACGATTTCCTTTGGAGATCCTGGGGCTTTGAAATACGTATCAATCGTACTTTTAAGCTGGTTCCAGTTCTTGTCATCTGGATCGTTTTCTGGAAGGTACTCAGGGTGTTGGTTTAACCACTCATTCTTGTACGTATCTAATTTTTCCTGATACGTGGCAGTTTGTTGCATCTGCATCGCTTCATCCTTACGTACAAGTCCGAGTCTCTTTGCAGCCAGCTCAATGAGTTTAAGATCCGCTTCTGCAATTTGCATGTCATCACCAGCACCTTCTGCTGGAATAATGAGAGGTTCAGGCTTCTGATCTCTCACCTGACGGCGTTCTCTCCTGAGTTCAACGATATCTTTCATCAACTGCTCGCGCTGTTGCTTGAGGGCGTTGATTGCCTTTTCTTCGTCTGCATCAGGATCTTGAGGTGGCGTCACCGGCTTGACTGGTTCTTTTGAGGTGGAAGATTCCTCTGGTGGTTGCTCACCATTATCGCTGGGGATGTCGATTAAACCGTTTTCGTCATCCTCTCCTTCCGTTGTGCTTGTCTCCTCTGGAGGAATAGGTGTTACCACCTTTTCATCTGCTGGAGGCGGCGTGTTCTCAGTCTCGTAGGCCGGTCGCATGTCGATGTTACCCATAGGATATAGTGTTCCGTTTCACTCCAGTTTTGGGCTGCATGGAGAGGCAGGGAAACTATGTATAAAAAAGCCCAAGCCCATTAGGGGCTTGGTGCTGGATACTAAGATATTGTAACCGTGGCAGAAACAATACCTTAGAAGCCAACGTCTAGCCTCCAAGGAAAAACCTGCCACGGTTTTTTTGTTTAATTGTTTGATTACGCCTTCAACTCATCCATGAGGAACTTCACTACCGGAAACCATGTGAATGTAAATTCTTTCTTTTCATCCTTCTTACGAAGTATATCACGAAGTACCTCAACTTGTGTATCTGTTAGCGTATATTCACCCTCAAGTGATTCTGCGGCTGCTGGATTCCACATGAGACCACCAGTGCGTACCATCTCTGGTTTACCTTCTGCATCAAGAACTGGCTCACCGTTGGTATCCATCTTAGGCTTCATCTCGTCTTGCAACGCTACGGTTGTTCTTTCCTCATCATTGAGCTTGAGAATATCCACCATCTTTAGAATCTCAGAGAGAGCTTCAATCGTGAAGTTACCTGCGATATTTCCCTCTTGGTTAAGGATAACTAACAAGAAGATACGATGAGTGGCCTTTAACTTAATAGATCGTGACATAAAATTAGATTATTGAATCTTAGGTTGCCATCCTGGTACGAATTTAGGATACCGTTCGACAATCCTTTCGCGTACCAGTTTACACCAATTTTCTACATCTGCCAGATCCGACGAACGACGAACCAATCCAGTAGACGTGTCCTTACCGTCCTTACGTTCAGAGCCTACACGTCTGTCTAAGTATTCAGGAACGATGATCGTTAGCATCCAGTTACCGTTTGAATCATTGACCTCTGCCTCGAAATCAGGGCCTAGGATGGTGTCGATCAACTCGCGCCATTGACGTGGAACGCGCTTGTTAAAGGCGTCACGATCAATTTCCGTCGTGGAATAACGTGGCTTGGCTGGGGCAGCAGAATCTGGAACAGGCTTTTCGTCTTCCAACTTGTTCACCTTCACGGCAAGAACAGACATGATATCAACCATTTTATCGAGCTTCTTTGAAAGAGCTTCAACGGGGTCCACTGGTGCGGCGGCAAGCTGTGCATCAGGCGTTGGAGCTTGGGCTGGTTGGGCTGCTACATCTTGGGTTTTCTTAGGAGGCATACTATGGAAGAGCTATAAACTTAGGATTTAGAAGGTCTCTATAATGCTTTGTCTCACGTCCTTTTAGGCTACCGGCAAGAGTCTCGATTTCATTCGGAACCTCGTCGATCCAGGGAGCTTTGACGGTGATCTTCTCACCACGTCGATAATCTCTGCTGGCTTGCCATTCAAAGGTAAGGAGACGTTCGATCTTTTTTATGGTTGTTACTTTTACTGGTAATAGGTCCTCGATTTGCTCAGTAGAGCCTACCACCATGAGGAAGGCGTGGAGCTGTTCTGTCTTCACGAAGAATGGAAAGGTGTGCTTGCCATCCGGTGAAATAAAGTTGAACTTAATCATCTTACCTCCTGCAATCGTTTCATCCTTTGACCAGTTAATCTCACCCGTGAGGCGTCCTCCAGAAACGACAGGTATCTCGAACCCATTTTGTTCATCTATCATAGTTAATTACCTCTTAAAACATTAAGGAGTCTCCCAAGAGCCACGATCCCACCATCTCGCTTCAAGCCGCTTTTCAGGTAATCCCACTCTGTTTCATCAGTTGGGCTTTGTGTCCGTAGTTCCTCTGCGACATGTTCAATGGCTGCATAGATGTAGGTAATTGATTGACCGTTACGCATCATCTTTAGGTTCTCGCGTGCTTCATGTGAGAGCGGCATAGAGGTTAGCAAAATAATCTTTTACCTTTTGAATAAAAGCCCTGCGATCCATCTTTCTGCATACGATCCTATCCAGCTCAGCCATCATACAATCCTTGCAGAAACGGTAATTAACCCCCTTGTTATTTGAAGCAACGAGGTTTCCATCACCTGACTCACAGTAGAAAAATTTAACCTCAAACTTCATTCCTGCCGCCTTCATGCGCTTAGCCACGTCTGACATCATAGGTGATTAGAATAAGTTATTATTTGCTGCTACTGCGCCCTGCATGGTGGATGGAGCTTCGTTGATACGAGCAACGGGCTTGATTTGAGCCGCGCTTCCATCCCTACCAGGAGTCACATTAGGCAGGTCTCCGCCCTGTTCTCCTCCAGGAGCTTGGCCTCCGCCTTCCTGACCCTGTGGAGCTGCGCCAGCTATCGTGCCATAGGGCGTGAGCTGGGCACCCTTGGGGACAAGGAGAGGAGGAACGATCTTGATACCCATATATTTATTGAGTACCTGAACCTGAGCCTCTGGTGGGAGATCCTGGAAGTTAACAGAAATAGAGGCTTTTGTCTCTGGAGGTGGCGTTTCCTTGGGTTGCATAGCTGCCTCATGGAGACCCATAAGCGCTTTTTCATCCACCCAGTCCTCAGTATCCTCATCATATGCCTTAATAATCTGCTTAATAGGCAGAATAAGCATAGGAATGTAGGTAGGTTGCTGGGTCATGGTCTGAATAGCTGGGTAAACCAGATTAAACAGATCCAATTTCATCTTTTTCTCTAATTCCCTGCTAGGAACGAGAATAGATTTAGGCTCAATGCGGACAATACCCTTCCAATCAAGAGATTTTGTGGGGAGATCCACGCCAAAACGGTAGAAGGACGTGTCCTTGCTTGATTTCAGCTCACCATCCTGGTTTTTCTCAAAGCTGTATGAATTTTCCCTGTAAACATTGGCGTACTTCTTACCTTTTTCATCAGCAAACAACAATTCCTGTGAAGGATTTGGGTTAGCTTCAACGGCCATGTATGCCTGGATCTGTTGTTCATCAAGACCAAACTCCTCAAGCGCAGCCTTTAACACGGTTACGTCCGTGTATTCGAGTATCTCAGGAGTAGAAAGGATTTGCTTCTGCCAGGAAAGGGTAAGGAAGGCTTCCTGTTGAAGAGCATCGAGAATGTAGTCGAGCGGCGTCTTCATGCGCTCAAGGGCAGCTTCCTTAGCTTGAAGGTCTTGACCAAGAGTATCTGCACCAAACTTGCCCGTTAGCTGTTGTGAGACTCCGGACATGATGTCCTTCCTATCCTGGATGTATTTGAGACCCTGCCAGGAGTCATCCCCTGGACCTGGTGTGTCCACAAATTTGATAGCGTTTGGATCTGCTGATTCGTACCCTCTACCTGGAGACACCACAAGCTGACCATTCTCACCCAGCGGGTTAGATGGCTTGTAGAAGAACATCTTATAGATAGACAGGGCGAGCTGATCCATCGTCATGTTGAACAACTTGTCGAACATGATGGAGTCCTGACGGATGATCTCGTAGAGACCGATACCGTACACACTCCTGTCATCACGAGGAGTCCATTGTGCCATCCAAAGCGAAAGCATCCCATCATTGTTTGGAAGTGGGGAGTAATAGAGGATGACCTTCACGCTAGGGACAACAATAGCGTACAGGTCTCTTACCTGGTCTTCATAGAAACCTACGGTAATGGTGTCTTCTGGTTTTTCTTTTGGTTTCTCCTCCTGCTCATCCTGAACCATAGAGCCAGGAGCAACGCACTTAGCATTAGCATATTCCCCAAATAATTGGTCGAACTTAGCCTTGCTAAAGTCCTTTTCAAAATACCAATCATCAATGCTGTGAGGATCGCCTGGGGTAGCTAGCTCACTGTGCCAAACCTGCCAGGGATTAAGAGATTCCCTGCATAGGTCATCATATTTTGTGATGGTCTTCTTTTCGTACTTGTCCTTCTCAGGAGAGCCTGGATAATACTCCGTCCTAATGCTCTTCTTCATCTTGATCTGCTTTGGGTAGGTACGAGCATAAGCCGTCCCATACTTAGAGAGGTTGAAGATAAAGTTCTTCATCTGTTGCTTAGCACCGCTGACCTCCCAGGAGTTCTTCCAGTTCCCATAGGCAAGCTCTGTATTGGCCTTATATTTCTTTGAAGAAGGAATAAAGGTTGCTTCTGGGTTCATGTCCACAAGGATGGACACAGCCGTGGAGACCTTTACATACAAGTCAGGGCTAGCTTGGTTTGATTGCCATCCATTTGGATCTTCAAGATTGACACGTCTACTTCTCCAGCCGGTGTCATCCTCACTCTCAAGACGCTTCCTATCTCCCGTGAATTGAAGCTCATGTGGAACATACTCCCGATCTGCATCACGCCAGATGTCCTCGATGGAACGATCAAGATTAGGGAGGTTGTCCTTTCTTGCTTTCTTCATGGCATCAATACGCATGAAGATATGCTCATTCAATTCCCTTTCCTTCTCCCCTGGGTTGTAGGCCTCAGTGCCTCCATCCTTATCGGGAACCTCAATAGCCTCATCCAGTGAGACGACCTTGGGCTTCGCTTGTTTTGGGAGTTCCACCTCTTCTGGTGGTTCCATTGCTTCCATAGGTTCAGTCTGTGAGGCTAGATTTGGCTCACCATTCATCTCAGGGGGCATAGTTGGTACCAAGTATACTTTATTTCAATCTGCCCGCATAGAAGCGATTTAAATTGGCAGGAGTGATGCGGTTCTTGTTCTTCCACTTATCCAGCTTCTTCTCTAATTCTGTTGGGGGTTTAGCGCTCTTCCCTTCATGGAGGCTTTCAAGCAGACCTCTCACAGCATCCGCTGCGTGGTCTTCTCCTCCCGTATCAAGGTCTTCTGCGTCATGTTCGTCATGGACAAGGCTAGGAATGGTACGGATAGCGTTCTTGCAATTCCTAAAGAAAACCATCTTGGGAGGAATAGTAGGCTCATGTCTTAGGTAGCTATGAAACAACACCCAACCCGCATGACGGTTCTTAGGCCAGGGTTCAAAGAACACTCCCCTACGTTGATAAATCTCCGCGATAGTCTCACCTGCACCTGTCTTAGCGAAACAAGCGCTATCCATAACGCTGATCTGGTAAGTCTCACCCTTGCTTAACTCCGCTACCTTCTCCGCGTTCACGTCTGCATCTACCCCAGCAGCGTAATACTCCCTATACCAATACAAGTTCCCGTCATGGTCGATAGCACCCCAGAGACAAGCCGTGGGGTTAGTACGTCCATGATCTAACGCACGCACCCGTTTCCAGGAGGATGGAATAGTAAAGGGATCTATGACGTGTACATGTTCCCGCCACTCACCAAAGAATTGGCCTTCATACAAGTCCCAACTTCCCTCAAGGAAAGCCTTTCTCATCTGTTCTGGTAGACCTTCAAGCTGCCGGATGTATTCCCTTGAGATATGAGGGTTATCCCTTGCGAACGCCTGAACAAATACAAATTCCTCTGGCGAGGGTTCATCAGGTGGGAAATCCCTATCAATCCATAGCCTCTTAACCCATTCATGCCCTACACCTCCTGGATTGGTAGCAGCAAGGATTCTCGTATCATCAATCCCAGGCCAACGGACAATAGAGCGTAACTGGTCAAACACGTCCTTACTGTTCTTTGTAAGCTCATCTATCCCCACGGCTGCAAACTCAGAAGAAGCGTATTTGCTAGGGTCATCCAGGTTACGCAGGGCTATAACACCTCCCCCAAATTCAGGATTTAGGCGGAATGACATGCCCTCTGTCTGGCTATCCGCTAGCTTCCCTAGCCAACTTGGAAATTCACGGCTTATCTTGTTGATCTGACGGTCTTTGAGTGATGGATAATCTTCGCAGAATAGCGCTACACGTACGTTATTTATCCCTCTCTTAGCCCATTCCAGGAGGAGAACAACAAGAGCCCAACGCAGAATATAGCTCTTCCCTCCTCCTTTAGCGCCACCATAGAGAATATACCGATGCTTTCTCATTGCTTGCAGGAACTCCTCTTGCTTGTCTGAGGGCTTCACAATGTCCCTGAGGCTCTTAACGTCTGTATTAGGGGGAATATAGCTATTAGGGGCTTCTTCGCCTTTCCTAGGCCTTCCCCTGGGTCTAGGGGCTTCTCCTGTGGCTGGCATAGCTGTCTTTAAGAACTCCTCTAGGGTTACACCTGACTCCTCAGCTTTCCTTACCATGTGATCCGGTACAATCCGGATGCCCTCCTCCTCCTTTATTAGGAGTCTTCTGATGTTCTCAAGGGTACGCTCTTCCCCCTTCTTTGGGCGTCCTCTACCCCTCTTGAAAATATTTTCGCTGTCCCGTGGAGAAACATCTTTTTTCCTAAGGAATTTCGATATTTCTTGTTTTGGGTCTGTCATAGGGGCTGTTTTGTGATTTGGCTAAGGTTAGCCTAAATGTCTATTCTGATGGAAATTGTGGTTTGTTGCTCTATCACTTCTGTTGGTTTTCCGATGCCTCTATCAAGCAATTCCTTGATGGCTGGTATGTCTCCTTTGCGTGCTTTCTTTAGGAGGGCTTCAATGATT